CATGGGCATGATGTTGCCGATGTATTCCGGCGGCGTGATGATGGACACCTTGGCATAGGGTTCGTAGGCTTCCGCGATCTCCGCCGGGTCGCCAGACCCGCCGATCGCCTTCAAGGCTTCGGCGGCCGCTTTCAGGGCGTTTTCCGCGCTGTTCTTGCCGCTGTTGGCTCCGTTGTACTTCTCGGCCGGGACGAAGGTTCCGTCGTTCCCGACGACCAGGTCCACGTCCTTTCCGTCCTTGCCCTTGCCCTTCAAGGCCGCTTCGACCTGGTTCGACAGGTCTTCCCCCAGAATGGTTTTGACGCTTTCGGTGATCATGGTTTGCTCCTTTCCCCGCTGTCTTTACCGTGACTTCCACACGCTTTGCGGTCCCGCCGGTTCGCCGGGCGGGGGCGGCTGTTTTGGGTATGAAAAAACGCCCTGGAAGGGCGTTCAATC